TTAGATAGACAATTACTAGTAAATAAAGAAGATCTCGGATTTTTACAGAATCTAGAGGTTTGGATTAATAACTATACTTGGGAAAAGTATGAAAACTTAAACGATTATGCAACAGAAAACGAAAGCAAACCAAGAATCACAAGATCCCTTTAAGAAAAGAGGCTTTAAGAGTATAAACAAAGCCATATCTGCGTCGTTACACCAGGTAGTAAATGGTATGACGGGTAGAAGACTTGTGTTTCCAACAAAATGGCCTAGATTAAATAAGAATTTACTAGGCGGATTACAACCAGGTAAGATGTATGTAATTGCAGGACGACCAGGTGTAGGTAAATCAGCATTTAGTAATCAATTAATATTTGATTTATTAGATGCTAATGATAAAAGTAAACTAATGATTTTATACTGGAGTTTTGAAATGCCAGGGTATCAACAGATACTACGTGCGGGATCAAAAGGTTCAGGTAAACAAGTAGGAGATTTATTATCAGTTACAAATAGATTAGATAATGAAGCATATAATCATTTCAAAAAAGAAGTAATGAAATATGCTAATTATCCAGTCCATTTTAATAATGTTCCTAGAGATATGGAATTCATAAAAGAAGCTAATACAGAGATAACACAAAAGTATCCTGATAAAACTATAGTGAATGTTTTTGACCACTCTAGACTTATATTAAGTGAAAGAGATAAAGAGCTAATGAAATTAAATGAAGTTAGTAAAGGATGCATGTGGATGCAGTCAACGATGGGCTGTATTAACATACTATTATCTCAATTGAATAGAAATATAGAACAGGAACACAGAGCTAAAGCACAGTATCAACCATTACTAACTGATTTGTTTGGTGGTGATAGTATTGGGCAAGATGCACATGTTGTTATAATGCTACAAAGACCTCATGATTTATATGGTATCACTGATACATATTGTCAAGAGGATCCAATAGGATTATTAGCATGTCATGTAGAAAAGAATAGAGATGGCTTATTAGGGATGATACCTTATGAAGCTGAAATGTCAACATTTACAATAAAAGAAAGAAAAAAATGAAATACGGAGAATACAAAACTAAACGACACTTAGCTATATATATTTGTTACGAGTTAACTAGAACACTTACCACAATGGGAGATTCAGATGGTTTGCAGTCTTCATTAGATATGTTTAAGTCGCCAAGAGCTCGTAAGAAAGATTTAAAAGCTAAAAGAAAAGAACTAATGGAAAAACATAATATTAATTTTAAAGATATAGAACTTTATGAAATTACCAACGCAAAAGGTTAAGGCGAGCCGTAAATCGCCTAAAAACATGATAATATATGGTCCACCAAAAATTGGTAAGACTACAGTATTATCACAACTTGATGATTGTTTAATTATAGATTTGGAAGACGGTTCAGACATGGTTGACGCTTTAAAAGTGAAAGCTAATAGTCTAAAAGAACTCCAAGCTGTAGGAACAGCAATTATGAAAGAGGGAAGGCCATATAAATATATAGCAATTGACACTATATCTAAGTTAGAAGAAATGTGTGAGTCATATGCTAAACATATTTATATGAAAACTCCTATGGGTAAAAACTTTGATCAGAAGAACCCTGGTGCATCAGTACTATCACTGCCTAATGGCGCTGGCTACTTATATTTAAGAATGGCCTACAAAGAATGGATAGATAAATTGAATAAACTAGCGGATCATATTATCTTAGTTGGACACCTAAAAGATAAGATGCTTGAAAAGAAAGGAAAAGAGGTTGCTGTTAAGGACCTTGATTTAACTGGTAAGATTAAGCAGATTACCTGCGCTAATGCAGATGCTGTTGGTTATATTTATAGAGAAGGAGAAGAAACTATGGTTTCATTTGACTCTTTAGATGATATAACTGCGGGATCTAGATGCGCACATTTAAAAGGGCAGACCATGCCTTTGAAATGGTCAGAGATTTTTATCGATTAACCAATTAAATATTAAAAAATGATAGAAGCAAATTTGCCAACCACTGGTCAGGTTGTAAAACAAGAACGGCCAACAAAAATTACTACGTCTCAAATCATAGAAGATTTAGATAATGGTATAAACAGAGAAGGAATCAAAGAGAAGTATAATCTTGAGTCTTGGATGGTATCACAATTATTTCAACATCCTGAACTAAAAGGTAAGAAAGCTAAGAAAATTAGAAAATTACCATTTGAGATTGTAGATGATACATCTGGTGTGAATCCTAATCAAACTAGTATTCCTGTAGAAAATGCAGTAGAATCTTTTGATGATGAGGCAGATTTCGAAGAAATAAATGAATTTAATAACCAATAAAATAAATAAAAAATGGCTATACAAAGCAACCCTAGTGATGTAGCAGAGGTAGGAATGGAACTATACTCTGGAATCACAAATATGAAAGTTTTAGCAATTAATCCAACATTAGCAGAATTAAATGCTATGGATATTAATGCTAAATCAGAACCTAATTATGATGTTGAATTTAGTGGAGAACAATACAAAAAGATTGTTTTCTGGCTAGGTAATGCAGATACTAAAGTAAAAGCTGAGATATTAATGCAGCCTAAACACAGAGTTTCACAAAGCGGTAAATTTCAATGGATAAATCAGTTTGGAATTACATGCTGGTCTGAAGCGGAACCTACTTATGATTGGTTTAAGTCTGACGGACAGCGTAAAGCTTATGTTGGTGAAGAAACTTTAATCAGATTTATGATTGCATGGGCTAATGTTCTTAGAGGTGGAGAAGTAACTTTAGATAGTATTGATTTACTAGCACAAGGTAATGTAACAGAATTAAGAACTTATGTAACTGCATTAGCAACTAATGAGATCAAAGTATTAGTAGGTGTTAAAGATGGTAAATATCAAACTGTATACACTAAATACTTTGGTAAAACTAGTATTAATCGTACAGATTATTTTATTAATGAGTTAAATAAGGAATATGGTTCGTTTAACGCAGACTTTAATGCAGATTTAAAATGGGGGACTCATAATCCTACTGCAAACTTAGTTACTCCAGATACTGAAGATGGTGATGATTGGGAATTTCCTGATGCTCCACAAGGAGAAACAAAAGAAGCAGTAACTGCAGATGTAGCAGGCGACGATCCTTTCTAATGGCTATTGACTGCAGAAGCAGTGATGATCATTTACACACAAGTGTCATACTTAGTAAAATTACTGAGTATGACATTTTTGTGTATTATTGTTCTAACTTTAAAGAATTAGGTAAGAAATTTCTAAGTGATTTAAGAATAGATAAATCTCCTACTGTATCTATTATTCCTTACAATGGTAAGTTATTATATAAAGATTTTGGGCATTCAGATCATACATTCGATTGTTTTAACTATGTTAAATATAAATACAGTTGTACATTTATAGAAGCATTAATAGTAATCGATAATGATTTTAATTTAAATTTAAGCCCTAAAGATGAAAAGATACAATTTACTATGGGCGTTATAGGATACAGACAACAAGCTCCAACATATTCTAAACCACCAGTATTTATACAAAAAAGACGTCGTAAATGGAATACCGAAGATAATAATTTTTGGTCTAAATATTTGGTGACTCAGAAAATTTTGTCTATGTTTGCTGTCGAACCAATAAGTCATTTTTGGGTTAATGGTAACAGATTTACTTGTAAATCAATTACTTATGCCTTTAAATTTAAAAACCGATATAAAATCTATTCTCCTTACGAAAGTATTAATAAGTGGTTAAGTAACACAAGAAAAGCAGATGTACAAGGCTTTAACCAACTTCCGAAGTCTGGTGACAGACTAATCATTACTTCTTCTCTTAAAGATGTTATGTGTTTATACTCTGCCGGTTATCATTCGATAGCTATGCAAAGTGAAATGCAAATGCCTGATGAGAAATTAATAAGTGAGCTAAAAAAAAGATTTAATACAATAGATATTTTATATGACAATGATTTTGATAAGGAAAGAAATCCTGGTCAAACTATGGCAAAAAAGATTTGTGACTTATATGGTTTTAATAACATTTGCATACCAAGTAAATTTAAATCTAAAGATCCATCTGATTTAGTTAGCAAGGTAGGCAATTTTAATGA